TCAGTAAAGATAATATCCAGATTATCCAGAATTCTCTTCGTGCTGAAGTATACCGCCTATCCAATGGCGAATATACCATCTCTCAACAAGATAACGACGAATTAAAAATTATTATGCGTGCTTTATATCTCGAAAGTGCTGTTAACTTGCCGACTAATATTAGGGAACAAGTCACAACATTGAACCAGTATGTTGTAAATCACTGTGTTCCTAAACTAATGAACGAGGTTAGCGCATACTTGAAATATAAACGAGATGCTAGTAATATGTACACTGTGATGACATGGCCCGCATATGACAACGTTAAAGGTAAGACTCTTGAAATGAAGCCTTGGTTTTAAATACCATATAGATAAATAGACAAAGTTTCACGTAAATAAAAATGTTATATTATCAAATCTACCTTGACCTACCATAGCGTATAACTTTTTGTTACTATATAGCAACAAGTTTTACTCCTTAACTTTTACTTTCATTGTTTCATTTAGATTTAACTTTTTTAGCCTTTCCACCACCACCACCACCAGCCTTCACCATGCTTTCACTTGTAGCCGAATACGGGTACGTTGTCGCTTCAACAAATTTGTTATATTCAACTTCCAATTCTTCTAAATCTTTCATCCACATTTGTTCCACCGTTTTTGAACTCAACTCGCTCAACTCTTTTTCCTTCTTTTCCTTTTCATTTAGCAGTTTCTTGACATTTTCTTCGGACACACTATCCATCGGCAATTTTAGCAAATACTTGTATCCTTGTTGTCCTTGACTTGATGTATCATCTCCTCCATTTTCATCACTGCCGGCATCCTTTGCATCCTTTGCATCCATCGAATCATATTTACGCTCTTTCAATAACTCCACAAGTTGTTTATTCGTTTTGCGACGAAGGTCAATCTTGTCTTCCAATAATTCGGTAATATATCTCGCACGATTACTCAAGACCATTAACTCCTTTCGAAGTGCCGCAATAAGAGCATCCTTACGTTTCCCATAAAATTCCAAACGTGTTACGCTATACGAGTCCACGATTTCTTCTGCGTTACTATATTTGATAAGTTTCTCTTTCGCATCAAACAGATTCATATTTGTCGTAGATTGCGTAGTGTATAATCCGAGCACTTTCTCCAACATATTACATTCAAACTCCGTCGCCTTTTCACTATACGTCTTGATAATATTCGCCGCCATTGTAACCGTGATGTCCACGTGTGTATCTGTACTCATATCATTATATTCTTTCACGATTGGTGCACTGCTTGATGCTCCATCTTTGTCCTTGTCTTTATCCTTGCCCTTGTCGCCAGCAGCAGGCGGCTCAATAAGATTTTCCAAGAATTTCTTATAGTTGTCTGTCCATGTCCCTATCGGCAGTTCCGTAATACGGATTCTCTTATCATCTAGAATCGTATAACATCCCTTCAATAAATACTTGGTATCACCTACACGCCGAATGGTTCCCTTGAAGTTCTTATAAAACGGTTCGATTGTTGGTGCTGGTGCTGGTGTTGCCGATGTCGATGCTCCCGCAAGTTTATGTTTAATATACGCGATAATTTGCGCAGGATTATAACACATAATATCAGTACTAAAGCCTGTTCCAATTCCTTTTGTTCCATTCACCAGTACCATAGGAATAATCGGCACATAATAAATCGGCTCCACACTCTGACCATCATCATCCAAATATGTAAGAATAGCATCGTCTTCGGAGCGATAAATAAGACGTGTTAGCTTATTGAGTTGCGTAAAGATATATCTTTCACTTGCTGAGTCTGCGCCCGCTTGAAGTCTGCTGCCAAACTGGCCATTGGGTTCAAACAGATTGATGTTGTTGCTGCCTACAAAGTTCTGCGCCATTCCGACAATCGCCGCATTCAAACTTGCTTCACCGTGATGATACCCCGAGTGCTCCGAAACATATCCACTAAATTGCGCGACTTTGATTTCAGTCTTGAGGTTTTTCTTGAATGCCGAAAACAGAATCTTTCGCAAAGAGATTTTCAAACCATCCATCAAATTCGGGATTGAACGGTCGCAATCATATTTCGAAAAGTGTATCATCTCGTCGTTAATGAATTTCTCATATGTCACATTAGGTTGAAGCGTATCCAAGTATCTGTCACGAGAATATGTAGCCAGCCACGTCTTGCGATCATCTGCACGTTTCTTATTGAACACCATGTCAATCGCATTGTCACACGCTTCGCCGCTATGTGTAAAATCCACGATTTTCTTATGTTCAAAATACTCCTTGAATTCCTTGCCCGTACTTGTTCCCAAACCTTTATAATATTTTGTAGTCCATCCTGATGGTTGTGCTGCTCCTCCCATTGATTCGGTCGCCTCTTTCCATGCACGATACTCGCCTTCGTTATAGAATACTTTTTCTTGTGTTCCCTTTTTCGCCTTCAAAATGGGCGTATTCATGAAACCGATAAATCCCGGAATCTCTGTAAGTGAAGCCCATTCATTCTGAAACAAGTTGATTCCCAGCCCTTTAATATGCGAACCATCCAAATCCTGGTCCGTCATGAATAAGACTTTACCATAACGCAAGCGATACTTCACATCGTCGGGTGTATATTTGCGCCCGACTTCCAGTCCAAGAATTTGCTTGATTTCCGTGATTTCGTGATTTTCTGCGACTTTCTTCACCGCTTCTCCGCGTGTATTCATCATCTTGCCTTTCATCGGATACACACCAATCAAGTTGCGGTCTTCACGACTAAGACCCGAAACAATTCCCGCCTTTGCTGAATCACCTTCGCAAAATATAATCGTGCACTGTGCCGACTTCTCTGTACCTGCAAAGTTTGCGTCGATTAGTTTCGGAATACCGCGAATCGTTCGCGTCTTTGTTCCGTCCGTCTTTTTCGCTGCCTTGTTTTCCTTCACCTCTGTCAGAGCACACGCTGCATCCATTACACCCATCTTGGCCAACTTTTCGACAAACTCGTCGCTCACTTTACATGTCGACCCGAATGACGCAACCGCTGTTCCCATCTCATCCTTGCTCTGGCTTGAGAAAGACGGATTGTCAATATCACAACGCAAGAATATCGCAAGCTGTTCCTTGATTGTCGTCGGCTTCACGTCCACCTTTTTCTTGGTTTTGATATACTCGGTCAACTTGCGAACAATCTGGTTCATAATATACTCGACATGTTTGCCGCCTTTTTGTGTGTAGATTCCATTCACAAATGACACATGTTGAAACTCGCCATTCGGTGCAAGAGATACAACATACTCCCACCTTGGATCAGGTGCCTCATAGATACGTTTCGTCTCGCCCTTTGCACCAATATAGAGGTCGATATATTGTTGGAAATGTTTCACCGGGATAAGAGTACCGTTGTATTTGACCTTGACAGACTTGTCAGTAATTGCGGCGATATCGTAAATACGTTTCTCGAAAAGTGAACGCATATCTGGTGTCAATCCCTCAATACCGAATCGCGCATAATCGGGGCGAAACGACACCTTCGTATATGGCTTCGTTGTCGTACATTTCGTAATTTTTGGCGGGCAAATCTCGTCAAGATTATTTTTGAATTCTTGGATATATTTTAGTCCACGAACATGGTCGACAGTTTCTACACGACCCCATGAAGACCAGATGAGAACGAGCTTGAATCCGAAACCATTTTTCCCGCCAACGATTTTTTCTTTCTTGTGTTCGTCGTAGTTTGTAGATGTGCGCAGGTGGCCGAAAATCATTTCGGGAATCCATAATTTGTGCTCAGGATGTTGCGCTACATCGATACCGTTTCCGTCATTTGTGATTGAAATAGTTCCATCTTCGCTGATTTCGAACTCGATGCATGTTACAGGCAAAGCATTGGGTTTAGCATCGCGAATTGCTTGCTCTTGGCGAACAAAATGGTCACGACTATTTACTGCACCTTCATCGAAGAGTTTGTAGAGACCTGGAATATAATGAATAGCGCGCTGTACGATGGAAGATGTAGCAGAATCGTAGACAAATGTTTCGGCTTCTGTCATTTCAATGGAGCCGACATATGTATCCGGTTTTTTGAGGATATGTTCCTTGTCGGTCATTTTCTGATATTTAGCAAGTTCTTGGGTGGGTGCTGGTGTCAGCGTCGCCCCTCCACTAACAAGTGCTGCTGTATCGATTTTTGGAATATTAATAGTTTTTTTCGCTTTAGGAACTTTTGGTTTAGACGCTTCGATATGTTCGACAACAGGGGTGGACATTTGTGTTGATTTGATTTCTAACTTGTTATACAAGTTGGTTTGTTTGTTTGTTGTGTTGGAATGGTTTTGTTATATATTATATTATGTTTATTTTATATCAATTTTATAAATGTTATAAATGTTATAAATCGTAAAAATAAAAGTGTAAATATATAAGTACGATAATATGTCCGACTTTAATTTTATACAAAAACCGAATCGTTTAAAACATCTTTGTTGTCCTGAGAAACCATTGAAGAAGAATATTTATAATCCGTTGTTGGTATCGAAGTTTCCATGTAGAATAAAGATGTCAATGCAAATAGTGGCGTCAGTTGGGTCAAATAATCATAATCAATGTTTTACGGTAGCGAATCAAACACTGAATGCATATGGAAAATGGGCGGGGTGTCCAGGAGGTTCGGGACCGGGGTATTCTTCAACGATGAGGTATCGTCCGAATGAAAATGGTTCAGGTTTAGGTCCAAATGTTGGTGGAGCTATTTGTAATTGTGTGTATCAAGCACCACAGCCTTCTTTACCTTCGAATACCGTCGCACCCGTAATATCCGGTAATCCACTTGTGTTGTCTACACTTACAACAACTAACGGAACATGGACTGGTTTTCCTGTACCTACATTTACATACCAGTGGCTTAGAAATGGTGCGGTAATAGGAGGTGCAACTATTATTACTTATGTAACACAGGTAGCGGATGTCGGGCAACAGATTACATGTCGTGTAACGGGTACAAATAGCGCAGGTTCGGTGAATGCAATAAGTAATGTGATTACTCCTCTTTTAGTTACTCCACCAACAGTAGTTTATGATGTTCTTTATAATAATGGTAATACGACTTCATACGTCCAATATACAAATGGAGTTGGTGTATCGTTTACGTATGACCCGCAGATGGGTCTCAACCCCGGATATTTAACTATGACCTTAAAAACAAATAGTAATGCTAACAATGTGCAATGGAGTATGTCTAACAACGCGAATATGAATATGACTTCAAGTGGAGGAACTGTTAGTATAACTGGTTCTGGTTCTTATCCTGGTGGTACTCAAGCACTGTACTTTACCATACCACAAACTACATTCAATAATGTGACGTATGCAGCATTCTCAGGTAGTATAAATGTCACAGCAACTAATGTCAGCTAATGTAGCGAATTAAAGAACTTAACAGCAAATAATAAACCCATTATGATGGTAATGAAATACACATCGAATGATGCGCCACTGAATTTATAGTCATCATTATTATTGTATTATTGTATAATGTAAAACATTCATTATATTTGTTATTATCTTAAATAATTAATTATTAATAATAATTTAGAAATAAATAAAATAATATATTATTATATTATAAAAACAAAATGGTTTTAAGTGGTCCTAAAAGGGTTTCGGCGATAAGTTCTCTCACTAACAAGGGTTGCATCTTTGGAAGCATGGCTGGCATGCCCCCCACTATCGGTGTTCCTTCTAGCATTGTAGGCGTTTATCAGAGGGAGACTAGTTATTGCAACTTTTGTATTCCTCCTGGTTGCAAAGACGGTTTTGCTTATTTGAAGGCCAAGGGTTTGATTACTTACAACAAGGGTGCTGGTGGTGTTGGCAGAATGCAGTACTCTCCTGGTATCAAAAATCTGTTTGGTAATGGTTATCAGCGAAATATTTAAATTTCGGAATTATTTGTTTAATATAATTTTTCATATTATATAATCTTTTAAATTTAATATTATAAGATTATATAGATTAAGAACAAATGCCTGAAAGAAATGGACAAAGAAGTAGAAATGGACGCTCAGCTACAGCTCGCCGCGTATTGTTTAGCGCTACTGGTTCAACCGACGGTATGTATACCAATACCAACAATGGAGGTGGAATGAAGAAAGGTGGAGCACAGCCATCAGCAACAGGATTTATGATTTCTTTTGCTCAAAGGTCACAGATTGCCGTTCCAGCTTTAAATGCTAACTATTTGTTTAAATTTAGACAGTACTATAATGCTCCTCGCCACGCCGGCCCCATGTTGTAATTTTTAAATTTTATACTATAGTCGAGTTACTAATAACTATATGTAGTATATAGGTAACACCATATACCATATTGTAACATATAGTTATTATATATAAACAATATAATTAAAGAATATAAATAAACAATATAAAAAATAAGCGATATATTATATATACGCAAGAAAGTAATATAGCAATATGTCTTGTCCAGGCATAGTAATAAAAGTAGACAACCGCGAGACTGACTTGATACCACTAGTTGAAAGAAGAATAGAATCATATTTATCGGAACCACCTTCGCCTCCTCCTCCTGGAAATTCTTCAAATAAAAGTAAGAATGGGTGTTTGGTTCCGCTCCATATGTTTCAGGATGTTGAGGTGAGTAATGATATATTATCTGGAGATGTAACAGATGCGAGAGAAAATAGGAAATTCCATAAAATTAAAATAGAGCAACTTCATATTGGTGATATCGTTTTTGAGGACGATTACGGAAAACCAGTTATCATTTTTGAAAGAAAGACGCTAAATGATTTGGCTGCAAGTATTAAAGATGGTAGATATAGTGAACAATCATTTCGTTTAGATAAAGAACCGGTACATAATCATAATGTCATATATATTATTGAAGGAGATATCGAAAGGTATAATGAAAAACGAACACACATTTCGAAAAAAACTCTTATGAGTAGTATGTTTTCACTTTTATATTATAAGGGATTTTCGGTGCTGAGAACGAATACAATTTGTGAAACAGCGGACACTATTGTTTATTTTGCTGACAAGTATGATAAAACACGTATCAATGAGAAAAATCGAAAACCATATTATGAACTTACGGCACCTGGTGGTGATGTCGGTAGCCAACTAACCCATGCGGTTGTACAAGATACAACAGAAACCGAAGAAAGTGAAAAGTACTGTGGCGTGCTTAAAGGTCATAAAGAAAAGAATGAATATATAACTCCGGAAAATATAAATATAATCATGTTATCATGTATACCGGGTATAAATTCTAAAACGGCTACACAGATTATGAGTGAATATAAGACAATACAAAATCTCTTATATCAACTTGAAAAAGACCCAGCGTGTTTGAATACATTTATGATAAAGACGGAGTTAGGTAATACGCGGAAAATTAATAAAAACTGTGTAGATAATATTAAAAAGTTTTTATGCACGAATAAACAAAACAGTTAGTAAAAAAATACTTCGTCTGGTTTATAGTAACCTCCATCTACTAGTGTTTGTGTGAAATCGGAACCTCCCCAGTTCGGGTCCATGGGGTCTGGACTAAGACCTGTTGACGCTGTAACATAGTCGAGCATCATGTCGGGAGTAAATTCGCCTTGGTCGACGTTAGAATTATCATAACCTGGATAAGAGTTTACATTATATGGTGGGTCATTACGAGACGCATCTAGTAACTTTGTTATTTGTTTTCTCGGAGGAGGCGAATAAGGGAAGGCGGAAGCAGGCACACCGCTTAATCCACCTTGTAGATTTGTAGGACCGGGACGAATTTTATAAGATTCAGTGCCGTCGGCTTCACTAGAGTGTTGTAAATATAAGACAGGACATATAGTTCCAGATGCGCGTTGGAATTCGACGAATTCTACATATTCTTCTAAATTGTTAAATATAACAGGATTTACACCTGGGACCTCTTTTTTTTTGGAGTTATACAAATAAAGCAGCGCACCTTTTTGTATTAACACATTCGGACAGTTGGTGTTGAGTGCAGGCATTGTCAATGCTTCTTTAAAGTCTGCCGATGTATAATTTAATACAAAATATGTAACCATTATAAATAAAAGAATGATTAATACATTTTTTAACATCATTTATATATTATTTTATTATAAAAAAATATTATAATATATGTTACGAAATAATAAATAATATTGATTAATTATATAATATACATAAATGTTTAAAAGCGGCGATGAACCTAAAATACTAACTGAAAGCGAAGTTATGGAATTAAAAAAAAAGCATGGTATTATATTATTTTATATGAACGGATGTGGACACTGCGATACTATGAAACCCGCTTGGAATAAAGTAATAACCGAACTTAAAGATAACCACAAGAATGAAATTATTTTAGGAGCAGTTGAAAGTAGTAATATGGATATGTTTAAGAAACATGGAATAAGTCCCTCTGTTTCTGGATTTCCTACAATATTATACTTTCATCCAAATAAACTTACTAATCCTGAATCTTATAACGGAGATAGGAGTTACGAAGATTTAAAAAAATGGATATTAAATAAAAAAGGTAAAGGCAGCAAGCCCGTTGTTATATTAGCAAATTACAACCCAAATAATAAGCATAGTGCGGGTAAAGGCATGGGTATGGACCTTGGTAAAAAAAGAGGGCTTGCTTTTTCACAGTCTGGTGGTGGTGGCGGTAGAACTAGACGACGCAGGAATACGAGGAGGAAGTCTCATACTCGTCGAAATACTTATATGCGTAAAAATATGAGAAAGCGTCATCAACGCTAATATCGCATATATTTTAGTATTAATTATTAATTATTTTCAAATGAAAATTGAAATTAATTAATTCCCTATAACTAATACATAAGCAAAAAATAGAACCAAGTATTCGTACAATGACAAGTGTTGCAAGCAATGGAACCGAAGACGCTCGTAGTCTTTTAGACAGGGTATTGGAGACACAACAACAGATTGCTGACAGTTTTGTTGTTAAAGAGCCCGATGTTCAGTATTATGGTTGGTTTTCTGAAGTAATACAATCAAGGCGATTATACAGACCATCGGAACATAAACTACGACGAAATACTTTAAATTCGGTATCGATAACAAGTCCTCCTTATACATACTGGTTACAAGGCAAGAAGAAAATTCTGGTTACTGATGTTACACTAACTACAGAATCAATGCAAAGACACAAAGAAAGCAATGCTGTGTTTTTAGGCAAGCTCGACAAATTTTGTTGCAGGTCTTATACCAAACTGTAACAATTTTACTATACGGGATGCTGGGATGCTGGGATGTTACTATATTTTTATTTGATTGGTATTTTAGAGGTACAAAAAATTGAAACGAAAAAAGGCTATAAATGTATAAGTATGAAAACAAAACAATATAAAATGGCTTCTTCAAGTGTGACAGTGACATGCGCAACTTCTTTGCCTATAGAAGGAAACAAGTTGGTTGAGCGAACGCCAAAAAAAATTAAAATCGATTTATCTAGAATATCGTGTCTTTTGAATAGAACGAACGATGTTATCGAAACCGTAAATATAAATAATATATTGGAAAATGAAAATAAGGATGAATACATAAACAACTATATCAAAATCAATGACGATGTCAAAGGTGAGGTTGAGAATGAGGCTGAGGGAGACGGTGAAAAGAGTGGGTACTACTATAGGAACAGGGAGAGAAAACTTGAATACCAGAAGAAATACAACAAGGAGCAAGGAGACAAGATAAAAAATTACAACAAGGATTATTACCAAAAAAGGAGAGAAGAAATTCTTGAAAAGGCAAAGACGAAAATTACTTGTGATTGTGGCTGTGAAGTTCAACTATTTAACATGAACAGTCACAAAAAAACGAAGAAACATGCTAAAGCACTTCAACTTCTTCTTGAAGCGAAAGATTAGAAATTAGAATTTATAAATTGTGAATACTTCACAAGTTATAAAGTTATAATCATTTATTTATTTTTTTTAGTGTTTTATTATGATTTGTATTAGTATCATTATTGGGTTTGTTATTTTTTTTGAATGATTTTTTAAGTTTACTGTATACTTTAAGTTTCATTACAGGTTCATCTTTATCAAAAAAATCTTTTATATGTTCTAACATTCTTTTACTAACAATTATGTCTATATCGTGCTCATGCTTATCTTTTTCCTTTACGTTATATTTTAAATTAAACATGGTAAATTCTTTGAATTCGTCTTTATTTTTTATGTCACTCGAAAGAGGTGAATTTAAGAATCTATTTAACATTACATTAGCGGGTAAAAGGTGTTTATATTCTTTAACATGAATATAGTAAACATTGTCATTACTCATTTTTGGGTGAAAAATATCATCTACAAAACAAATCTCAATATCTGAAGGTAATTTAGTACACCTAAAAAAATCATCTAAACATTTTTCGTGCGTTGTTCTGTTTATTTCAACAACTTTTCCATTTATTTTAAAAGCAGCTATAATTTGTTCAAATATTACTGATTTTAACTTATGTTCAAAATAACCCTTAATGTGTTCGGCCCATTTTCGTTCTCCTGTGTTATTTGTATAAATCATAACAGCTTGACATTTATTTTCTTTCTTTTTCTGTAGCAAATATTTTAAAATATTCATAATATTGGGTCTGATAAATTCCGGGTACAAGTCCATTAGTTCGTTAAAAATACTATATGCCTTATTTGGATTTTTATAGTAATCATCTAGTAAGTTACAAAAGCTCCCTAACTCTCCAAAATGTCCTAATGTTTCATCTAAATCAAAAACAACAACTTTTTTATTTATGTTTTTTATTAATTTAGGCATTTAAAACGAATATAAAATTAGTATAAAATATAAATATATAAATATATATTTTTATATATAAAAATAATTATTATCTACTTTTAATATAACTTTAATACAACTATATACTCATGGGTATTTTAACTAAAAGTGACTATGAAAAAATATTAAATTATTATAATATACCTTTTTCTTCCTCGGAATCTTCGAAACAAATTAAAAATAAAGCGGAAGAAATCCTTGCAGAAAAATTATGTAAGTGTATTAAAAAAGTTAAAGAAGGTTCAGATAACACAGGAGATGGTGCTGGTGCAGATGCAGATGAATCACGTGCAATTGGTATTTGTACCGATACCGTGTTTCGTCGTAAAGGTATTAAGCATAGCGCTTTTACGTGTAAAAAAAAACCTAGACTTTTAAGATTCCATGGAAAAAAATATTCCCTTGTAAAAAGAAGTAAATATTTATCAAAAAAACAAAAACTTAGAAGAATGTCTTTAACTATGAAAAAATAAGTATTATAATAATAATATCAATAATAATAATAATAAACTTTTTAATTAATTTGTTAGAAACATAAAAAGTACCAACAAATTAATTGGGGAAAATATAATTATTTAAGCCAAAGGTTTAGATTGACGAGGTGTCTTCTTTGAAACTGCG